TAATTATTCATTTGATATACCTTTAGTTAAAGAAGTTACCTCATTTTTGTAATCCTCTTCAACCTCTGTCATTTCTGTAAGTATTTTTTGATTCTTAACATTAAATTTCATTGATTTTTTCAATGAATCATAATGAGACAATGCCAAAGATTTACCATATTTTGGTGAAGCACTACCACCTTTCCTCATATCGTGTGCTCCGAGAGGATCTCTACCCCTTACACCACTATCCTTAGAGTACTTGTTTGGTTCCTTTGGTCTACCAGCACCTTCAAACCCACCTTCTGGTGCTCCACCGACATCATCGAATATAGAACCAGCTGGTGTATCACGATCAGCCTGATCACTATCAGCTGTAGCCATGTCACTAGGTGTTCCAACAGACTCTCCACTAGACATAGGATCGTTACCCTCGTTTTCTATCTGTGAAAATCTAAACTTTTGTTTATAATCATCAGCTATATTTTTATTTTCTGCTTTAATTTCATCATTAGAAAATCCAAAAATGTTTTTATAAATCCATTTTGTTGATAAAATACCGTCTCTCATCATAGCCTCTGCCAATGAGGTCTTATTATTCCACAATTCAATTTTTTCTTGTTCATATACAGTAGAGGGATTGGTCAAGTTCAATTCGAAATTTACTAAATCGGAATCTTGATATCCTTGGGAATATAAATGAACTATTGCAATCTTTGTTAACTCAGATAAAGTTATCCTTTGTATTCTCTCAATAGTTCTAGCAAACCTAACATCCTCAGCAGCTAGTGTAGCTTTAGATCCAATCCCTTCTTCATATCCTAGAAAAGCTTTTGGTATTCTCAGAGATGCCAACAATTTATTTTTTAAATACTCTATATCTTCTGTTGCTTCATAAGTTAAACCAGGTAAGGACTCAATATTAGTCCCACTATCCCCACCACGGACTGGTAGGAAAAAATCCTCTGTGATATTTTGCATATTATATTTTAGATTATAATCACCAGTAGTTTCATCAACTACAGGTGCTTTCTTCATTTTATTTATAACTTGTTGCATATAGTTATCCACCTCAGCTGGTGGTATGTTTCCAATATCCAACTTGAATATTCTTTTCTCAGGTGCTCTCATGATTCTATGTATCAACATAGCATCTTCCATAAGAGTTAATTGTTTATAAATCTTACGACCACCTTCGATTTGGGATTTACCATAAGGTAAGTAGTTTGAGTCTGATAATAAACGAAAGTGTGCTACCTCATAATTCTCCAACTCTTCTTTTGTTGCAGATGTCTCGGGTTTATATCTGTGTTCAGTTGTTGCAGATTCTATCAAATACTTTACATATTCTGGATTTTCAGGATCTAGACCTTCTAGTCTTGAGACATCGTAGACTGATAAAGGTATTACATTTGTTATACCATATTTTTCACTAATGTCTAGTTTTAGAAAAAAATCACCATACTTACACATATTACGAATCCAAGGCCATAGATTGAATTCAATATTCAGTATATCATAAAATAAATTATGTAGTATTTGTTTAACTTGATCATTATCTGCGTGTATCTCTAAAACCTCACCGTATTCTGATTTCATAGTAGACTCATCAGCATATATATCGAGAGCTGATGAAATTATAGCATCACTATCCATAGCCTCGTAGTCTTTAAATAAATTCAACCTCATGGATTTAGTAAGTAAAGAATCTGAGTACCCACTTAAACCTGCACCAGTAAATATTTTCTGATATCTATCAACCAAATTACTTTTTGCTATTGATTGTACACGACTTGTGTCAGCTACCTTTAATCTTTTACCACCGACATTTCTGACTATGACATTAGTCGAAAATAATCGTAATAATCTTGATTTTAAACTTGTATCTGCCATATTACCCTCTTATTAAATTAACCACTCTAGTGATTCTTTTTGTTTTCCTATTTCCCAAGTCCATTTGTCCCCTTGGTTAGACTTAGGAGTATACACACCTTGATTTGAAGTTATACTCCCCATAGCTTTCTTTTGTAACTCAATACCCTCTGCTCTCAATCTTAAAGCAGTCTCTCTTATCCAAAGTCCCATAGCAAAAGACATCACGAGATCATCATTATATCCTCTCATTGCTTCTGCTCTATTGTTATTATATATAAATACAAACAACTCATCAATTAATCGATTTGAATGTACAATAACTGATCTTTCTCGAAAAAATTCCTCTAATTTCGAAACTATCAATGGTCTAGTTTTCTGTGTTACTGTAAAACCAGGTACTAATTGTTTTTCCATCCGATTTATTTTATTATTTATATGTTTTTGTGTATCCACGACTTGTAAATCTTTACTCATGTAAAATAAATTTTCATAATTCCGATCTATTATTTGTTGTATAGCGGCCCACCCAATATTATTGTTTTCAACAACCAATAATGCATTATTATATTCGATAGATATGTTGACTAAAAGATTTCCGTAATCCCTTGTGGATAATCTACCTTTATACTCTGCAACTTGTTCAAGACTTTCGATCTCTAGAATATGGAAAGCTGAATAATCCGTTGAGTCCCCTCTACTAACATCAGCACACACAATGTAATCCTTGGTGTAGTTTGGTGGTTCCCATATCCAAATATTACTATCAACTCCTCTTTTTTCAATTGGTTCTCTGACTTGTTTAGTTCTATACTCTTCTAGTATTATACCATCAACAACAGATTGACCAGATGTAATAAAGTCACAATCACATTCTTGAGCTGCTAAGGAAGGGCCTAGTAATTTATCCTGTTCATCTCTCCATTCTTGTCCACGATCAGGATGCATATCCCAAAACAATTTTATAAAATTAAAATCATTTAATCCATCTTGAGCATCCATCCAAGTACGATGAAACCAATTACCCACACCATTCGGAGTAGAAAGAGCTATACATTGACCACCAGTAGATAATGTCTGAGAAGCTGCGGCCCAAATCACATCGATCTTGTCAATGAAAGCAGCCTCGTCAAGTATTAGCAACGATAGAGCCTCCGAACGACCACTATCCTCACCACTTGAAACTGCTTTAATTTGTGAACCGTTTTTATATCTCAGAGATAATTTATTGTCCTCAGTACATTTTTGTTTCAACCAACTAGGGAGATTAGCATGCATAACTCGTACCTTGGTTACTAGATTCTTTGCTGTTTCTTGTTTCGTTGCTATTACTAAAATATTTTTATCTTGGTGAAAGGACATCATCCATAGTGCATATCCAGCAGTCAATGTGGATATACCTAATTGTCTTGCTTTGAGAATAATATTAAAACGATGTTGCATAAAATCTTCAATAGATTTCTCTTGAAAATTGTACAAATGAAAGGGTACTTTACCCTTCATCGGATGTTGTATCACACAATATTTCTTTAGAAAATAGACTGGATCGGATGCACTCCTCACATACTCTTGTTTGATCACATCCTTTAATTGTCCTTGTTGATTTCTATTCATATTAGTAAACTACATTGACCGTACAACTACCACTAATTTCTTTCAATCCTATTTCATATAATTCTTTTGCTGTGAGATCGGATGCAGTCAAATCTCCACCATCCGTTGCAGTCAATACTCCTTGACCGGCTGTCTTAATAATAAATCCACTAGGCCCAGCCAAGGAACCAGTCAAATATGTTATACCACCAGATGCTGCTATATCCACAGTATGAACCTTACTGAATTTTGCATCTTCCTTAAACTCTGGTGTTGACCTACTAGATACATCAGTTCTTTTATTACTACCATGTGTTATTGTTGCCATTTAATTTCTCCCATTTGTTTTTAAGTCGGCACTTTTGATTAATTCTAAAAATGAGTATTCATCTTGTAAATCAAATATGTTAACATTTTCAAATATATTTGAATTGAGTAATTCCATCACAAAATCGTCATATTCCTTCTCAACAAAAACACTATCATCACCATTTTTTGTTGAGTATCTGACTGTAATATCTTTTAAATTACTCAATAATTTTATAAATTTTTTTAAATCTTTACCGTAAATTGGATATATTTGTTTATCTAAAATCATTGTTCTCACCCTATCTATAAATATACTATTTTAAAGATTCTTCTATTTTTTCTAAATATTCTAAAGCTTCATTAGCTTGTTTATTTATAGTTGCTTCACTTATACTCCATTTTTCTTTATCAACGGAATATCCATCAGGTCTGTATTGTTGATAAAATTCAGGTGTTTTCTGTTTTTTAAATTCCATTATAGATTCTTTTTGATCTTTCACCCATGCTGAAATATTTTTATGAACTTTTTTTCTTTCCCAATCCTTATATGTACCTTCAATCCTCATTTTGTTTTCTATTTTTAATTGACAATCAAAACAATGATCATATAACAACCACATTTTATTATCTAATCTTTTTTTCATTACTTTATCACACTTTGGACAAAACCACGGCATCCTAGCTTCTTTAGTAGCCTCGAACTTTTCATTTATTCTTTTTCTTTCAGCTTCCGTTTTTTCCTTAGAATCTCTTACTGGTTCACTAGTTGAAACCATAATCCTTTTTTCAGGTTCACCACCGTCCAATATGGATTGTAATGCTTTGTTTTGTCTTTCACTATCTCTACTATATCCCATAACCTACTCCTATACGAATTTTAACATTCCTAATATTTGATTTGCTGGTGCAAATGCACCCGTGTATTTATATAATTTTCCTTTATATAC